AAAAAGAATATTTTTATTTTTATTAAAAAAAGGATTCTTATCTAAATAATCTATATCATCAATTGCGTTATAATAAAAGTCTTTTTTAATAGCATTAAAAGAACCGTAAAAATTGAGACCATGAATAAAGTCGTGACAATTTAGAACTTGACTGGATAAATATGAAAAAAACCCATCAACATATGCTGAATTATTTTTATCATTTGCTTTTAAATGCCCTTTTTTTTCAAGTTTTGATAATGTTGGAATATTCAAAACTTCCTCATCTATGTTTAAATTTTCATACTTACCTGACATGTATTTAACAGGGTCGATTAAAGGGGAAAATTTAATAAAAACGGGTTTATGAAGAATTGTTAAAGATTCAGGCGTACTTTTAAATGCATCTACTACAGCCGCCTGTATATTATTTTTATCAACAACTCCCGATAAGGCAGATACATAAAAACGTTGATTCAAATTTATCGAGTTATAGTTTGTCTCATTTAAATTGAAATAATTTTCATATATGGGAATATAATTTTTACTATTAAATATACCAAGTTCAGATTCTTCTAAAGAAGTAAATAATTCGCGGGTGTTAATTTTTCTGTAGTTTAACGAAAATGTATTTTCTCCAAAAATAGGCTCGCTATCACAAATCTCCATCGTCGATTACTTAATTATTTAATTACATATTTTTATTATTTTTTAAACTAATAAAACATACTAAATCATACTAAACATACTAAATCATACTAATCATACTAAACATACTAAACATAAATATGCGTTTGTAAAAAATATATTTTTTAATATATACTATAAATAAGTAAATATATACATAATAAATGAGTGTAGGTTTAGAATTAGCAAAATTTGATATGAGGTCAATTAGTTTTAGACCAGATGAGAATAAAGGACCAGTTATTGTTCTTATCGGACGACGTGACACAGGTAAAAGTTTTTTAGTAAAAGATTTGATGTATTATCATCAAGATATTCCTATAGGTACAGTTATATCAGGAACAGAAGCAGGCAACGGTTTTTTTGGCGAACATGTTCCTAAATTATTCATTCATGACGCTTACAATACTGCAATTATAGAAAATATTTTAAAACGACAAAAGGCTGTATTAAAACAGATGAAAAAAGAGATTGACGCATATAAAAGAAGCACGATTGACCCTCGAACATTTGTAGTATTAGATGACTGTCTTTTTGACAATAAATGGACCAAAGATGTAATGATGCGTCTACTTTTCATGAACGGAAGACACTGGAAGATTATGTTAGTAATTACGATGCAGTATCCCCTCGGTATTCCGCCTAATTTGCGTACAAATATTGATTACGTCTTTATTTTGCGTGAACCATATATTGGAAATCGTAAAAGAATATATGAGAACTATGCTGGTATGTTTCCAACATTTGAAAGCTTTTGTCAGGTTATGGACCAATGTACCGAAAATTTTGAATGTTTGGTAATTAATAATAATGCCAAATCAAATAAACTACATGACCAGATATTTTGGTATAAAGCACAAACGCATGGTCCGTTTAAATTGGGAGCAAAAGAATTCTGGGAGATGTCTAAGGATATTCACTCAGATGATGAGGAAGAACAATATGACCCGGCAAATATTAAACGCAAAGGTCAGGGACCAAAAATCAAGGTGAATAAAAACAAATGGTAATAATGGTAATAATGGTAATAATGGTAATATTTTTACTTTAAAAAAGCGACAAAAAAGAAGTAATAATATTATTTGATAGTTTGCCATCCTTTTTTCCAATAACCAATTTTTCATCAGGTTTTACAAAACTATTAATATTACAAACAGCGGAAAAACATAAACTAGGAATATTAAAATAATTTGAAAGTAATATAGTTATATAAATACTTTCCGAGCCGAACAATATTTTATTATTTTTATTTACATAAGCATGGTCTTGTTTTTGTAAATCATCTGTTAAAGTTTTTATATCATAGTCATTTATCGTAATCGTATCTTCGATTAAATATTTTGTTTTTTTATATAATGAATTTGTTTCAATATAGTTAGGAAACTCTCTGTCATTTTTATAATTTTTAAAATCATTATTTATAACCGAAGATTTAAGTTGTACTATACTATCATCCTTCAAATAGTTACTATATATAATAGATAAGTCTATAATACATGATGGTTTCAATTCGGTAATAATATTTTTTAATTTTTCTACCAGAGATTTCTTATTCTTGTATTTTGAAAAACTATTATCTGTTAAAAAATAATAATTGTCATTATAATTATATACAGTACCATTTAAATATTTAAATTTTTTTGAATATTCATTTGTTTTCAAGTAAATTATAAATTTGTCTTGAACATATATATTATTTACTATCAAAAGAGAATTTTTAATATCTATAGTCATTTCATTAAATCTTTTAAAAAATGGTTTTTCATCTTTTATTAAATCTAATATCCATAAGTTTTCAGATAATTTTGCAGGCGTATGAGTAAAAATACTATTTATCCAATAATAATCTTTTCCATTTACTCTTGAAGGAGACATGGTAATAAGAGCATCAAATCCCATAACATCTAAAGAATATTTTACTTTATCAATAGTTATCTGGACATAAGTATGTATAGGGTTTCCTGTATCATTTTCAAAATAATAGTGATACCCATTTGGGGTTTTTTCTGATACTGTATCTTTTGGTATTTTTTCAATTAAAAAATCGGGGTTTCCAATATCATAATCTTTATAATCAATATCTACTACAATATATTTATTGGATATAAACCCGATTGCGTTTTTATTTTTAAAGTCGCCTTTTGGTTTTTTTAATATTTTTTTTGTATTCATTATATATTTTTTTTCTAGTTCTTTCGAGTATAATACGTTATAATTTTTAACATCTAACCCTATGTCTTGTAATTTATAAAAATCTGTTTTTAGTCGATACATATACAAGGCATTAGATATCGCCCTATATAATAAGTACAAGCATATAATAACTGCAGCTAGAATGAATAATAAACAAACTAATCGAATAAATACATTATCAGAATTAAATGACTTAAAATAATTACTTACTACATATTGTTTTACCTTTTTATTCATACCAATTAATAACAAAATATTATATATTAATGACATATAATATTTAACATATAATATTTAATAATTTCTATAGCATATTTATCTATTTACTATCGCGTATTTAATTATCAAAATGAGTCAATTTTGACAAACCATGATCCGTTTTGGTATCAAGGACAACATTCTCGGCTTCAAACATGCTCTTCTTAATATCCTCAACAGTTGCATCCTCATCCAATCCGTCAAAGTTTGCAACATTTGAAATACCAACCAACTCACCATCTGCATTAATCGTTTGCGTAAGTTTATTGCCGGACTCCTCGGCCTTCTTCATATTCTCTTCAATAGCCTTCTGTCTAGCTTCGCGCACACGTTTCTCGAAATCTTGTTTTGCCGTATCTTCATTCTTCTTTTTATCAGACATAAGCTGATTGAGCGTCTCCTCCATATACTCGACGCGTCCTGTCTTGTATGCCTCTGGGTGAAAAGGAACCCACATACCGACTTGTCCTACATAAATATCATGATTCGGGTCAACCTCGCGCAACAATTTACAGCGAAGTTCTGCCTCGCCTTGTGTAGAAAAAACACCGCGAACTTTGATACCACGTGTAGATGTCTGAAACTCGTGTTTCTCGCCAAATTTCTGTTCAAGTTCCTCCTCGTGATTGTCCAAAAATGTTTTATAGTCGTCGCTAATTAGGGTTCCTGATGTTGCGCGAATAGTCTCGCCTTCTTCCTTAGTAAACTCCTGGAAATCTGCAGTCAGTTTATCAAAAGAAAGAGAATATTTAAATGATACGAAATTAAGAAACTGTGTAAATTTTTCCATAGATTTTTTATAGTCCCATTGTTTAACAAACTGCTCGAATAAAAATTGGTCCTTCTGTTTAATAATATGTTCTGGTGAAACAAATGAAAGACATACAAACTTTTGACCAGCAATCGGTTTGTCCTCCTCCAAAAGATCGACATATTTGGGATTTTCTTTTCCATCAGGTAAATATTTAGGAGTAACTCCCTTTGGTAAATTATTGGGTTGAGACATTATAGGTACAATTATAATATATATTTTAATAATAATTTTAAGTTAGTTTAATCATTTATTAATTTATGTCTATTTTATATTTATGTTATTAATAATATTGTTTTATTAAAAATAAATAATACATGTTTAAGAATATATAAAATATAAAATATAGATTATAAAATATAAAATATAAAATATAGATTATAAAATATCTAAATATATCGAATATTACATAATATTTTTTTCTACATTATATTTATAATGTACGGAACACTTGATTTTGGTGAGCTTTTTAAGCGCTTTATTAAGTATATTATCGAAGGTCTTTGCGTCGCGATAGTTGCTTACTCTATACCATCACGCACTCTTAAACTGGACGAAATTGCATTGATTTCTCTTG